AATTATTAGTTTCAACGTACCAATAGTTTGGCGGTGTTCTTTGAATAAATTCAAAACCATTCTTCGAATAAACAGTTTTATTTGGATCTAGGCCTGACCATCTAATATCAGCATACGTTGTTATTAATTTTGGTTGGTAATTTTTAATGAAATATTTCAAAAGTTTACTAAATCCACCAACAACATTAATATTTAATTTATTACAAAATCTTAATAATTCAAAAGAAGATTCTTCAGTTTTATTATTACCTAATATTAATCTTTTTTTACCAAAAGTCATCAAAGAAACCATGGTATCATTATAAAACAATCCAATTCTTATTTTATCGGTTACTTTACCTTGAATATGATTATTTTCCAAAAACACATTACTTTCATTACTACTAACAATCTTAACTAAACATTTTCTAGCAAAAATCTTTTCTTCAGTACAGCCAATTAAATTATTTATTCTAGAGGCAACTATTAATGGTTTTTGTTTTATTTCATCTTCAAATATTTGAATAAGTTTTATATTTTTTTCATTTGAATGTATTGTTTTTTCAATATGGTAATTTCTTAATTTTCCGCCACCATTTTCAGAATGAAAATAATTACCATTAATTTCAAATCCAATATTTAATTTTGTTAATAAATAATCAATTTCTTTACGATTTAATAGTACTCGATCGTTTTTTATATAATCTAAATCCAATAACAAATTTTCCATAAATTTATTTAATGAATTATCTGATTGAATTGGAAAACATTTTCTACATTTAATATCATATTCCCTAAAAACTTGAGTGTGTGTGAATATATGATTACAAGTTTTACATTGGATAGTAGCATATGAATCATCAACATAATCAATAAAAATTAAATCATTTTTTTCAATATATTCTTTTGCTTTTTTTAATCTATTATTCTTTACTATAATTTTATATTCCTCACTATTTACATACAAACCGTCGTATTTTTTCTTCTGAGCATTAATAGCTTTAACATAATTTCCTTTTATTTGAAAAGGGAATTCAACACCATTATTTAATAAACTTGTGTTTTTACTTTTTTCAATGAATTCCGATAACCTCAAATGATGACCACCGTACTTATTATTTAATGTTTCTTTAAATTTTTCACGGTTATTAAAATATTCATCATCATATTTTTTCAATAATGTTTCTTTTCTTTTATTTTCAGATACAATCCAAGATTCTTTAGTTCTATTATGTATTTTATCTAATTGTTTATTTCTAATTTCTTCAACTTCCATATGGTTTTTAGTTCCATATCTAGTAATTTTTGTTTCATTTGATTTATTTTTAAATTCCTCTGATTTAAAAAACCAATCACCGTGTTTCTGAAATGAAACTTCTTTTATTTTATTAAATCTCAATTCAATATTTTCTGGTAATGAATGCCACTCTTTTCTACATTTATCTGAACATATTTTTTTCTCTTGTTTTTTTCTAACTTCAAAGTCATTAGAACAAACAATACATTTCCTTGTTTCCCAAATATCATTTTGTTTTTCTTTACCTTTTATTCCTGATTTTATATAACAAGAACGATTACAATATTTCTTATTTCTGTATTTAAAATCTACGGTAAATTCACTACCACAAGATTCACATTGTTTTGTTACTTTCATATTTTATTTTTTTATAAATATAAAATTAAGGAAAAATCCTTATTAAAGCAAATAGAAGTTTGGAATATATTACGTAAATAAAAAAAACACCTCTGAATTAACAAAGGTGTTTTAAAATTTATTCTAAAAAATTTTTTAAATGTTTTCAAACGTAGCACCTGTTGGTGAAATTTGAAATTCAACGTCGATAAATTCTAAACTTCTATTTGGTTTAATATATATTTTACCTCTCAAAGTGTTAGCATCAATATCTTCCGGATCGTTTGAAACTGTTACTTTAAATTCTGATAGACCTCTTTCTTTTTTAATTGACTCTAAAATTGGATTTACGAGCCTTAAAAACTCTTGTCTGACCTGTTCATCATTCTGTTCAAATAAAAGCCTTACAGCCACCGCAGAAATCAATTTACGAGCTCTTAAAAGTAATCTACGGACATTAATTCTATCCAATGCTGATTCTTTTACTTGTAATGTTTTATTTCCCCAAATAATAGTACCTGTATCGGCAAATGTTGCAATTGGATTGATTCTATTTTTATATAAAACATCTCTTTCATCTGCTGTTAATTTTTTACTAGCTTTAATTGAATTCACTAAACCTCTAGTGTAACCTGCGGATGCGAACCAAGGGTAAGCAACGTTATCAGTTAATGCAATATTCTTTAAAACTTCGCCAGTTGGTGGAATAAATAATTGGGTTGCATTATCAGTATCTCTAACTTGTATCCATGGCCAATATGTTGCTGAATAGTTAGAATCAATTGATGCTGTATCTAATACATCAGTAACGATTGATGCTGATGTTGTACCTGTAATGTTTGGTGAATTAATTATATAAAGTGAATCTGCTCTTTCATTTTCAATCATATCAATAGCTTGATTAACCAATGAGGTATGATCTTCAAAATTAATACCCGGTGTTGCAAAAATGTTAATATTAACAGCTTCAGGATTTGAGAAAGTTTCAATACCTTTCAAATAAGCATAATAGTCAGAATTACCTGTTGTTGTATTAAATACACCACCATTTGTTGTACTACCACTAGTATATTTTATTTTTCCAAAGATGAAACTATCATCATATGTTCTTACATTTCTATATATATCCCAACCATCATTTCCACCGCCGATTGCAAATGTAAATTTACGATAAGCAATACTATCCAATTTACCTTTAGCAACGCCTTCTAAATCATATTCAGTTGTTGCAAACGCAAAGCCTGTGGTTGTATTACCTGTAATTGTACTAGCATTTGTTGACAAATGGAAACCTTCAGTAACACCATTTGATGATAAACCTTTGTATTTTAAAATGTCAGCATCAAATCCAATTTGTGATGACAATCCTAAATTTACTTTTTTAACTTTATCGCCACTACTTATTATTTCAGTACCATCGGATTCATATCCAATAACATCACCTGCATCGTAGTATTGTGTTTTATAAAATACACCACCTAGTGTTGTTCCTGAGAATGATGAATTTGTTATGTAACCTCTAAATCCGGCAGGAATAGCATCTGTTGGGTGTGTACTAGATAAAGATAACATAATATATTTTGAACGTAATTCATATTCACCATCAGAAGTACCAATTTTTCTACCAACGTAGCTATTACTATCAGGTGACATTGAGCATCTTGTGAATTTCTCTAAAATCACCATATTATCGTCTGTATCGTTAAAATCACGTACCATAACGTCAAACTCACCAGAATCTAAATCAATGTTAACAATTGATATTTTAACTTGGAAATTAGCATCTTCACCGTCAGATATTGTGATAACTTGAAATAAATCACTTACGTTACCACCTCTTACTTCAGAGACAACCATTGGTGATGCTGGTGTATCCCAAGTTTGAGCAAAATTACTACCATCGTATTCATAAACTTCATCAAGACTAATACCTATGATTTTACCTTGATTATATGCATTTGTTATTAAATTTGGATAAACTTCGTGTACATATAATGGATAGTCGGAATATGGTTTATCAAATACTTCAGTTCCTAATACTTTGCTAATATATTTTGTTGATGAACTATCAAATGAACATGTAAATTGTTTATGGCCACTTGTTGAACCTGTAACATTAATATTAAATTCATCAAATGGATTTGATGTAATATCATTATCGGTTATGTTGTTTATTGTAAAATAACCATTATCAGTTACTTCTAATGATAAAGTTGTATTACTGTTAATGTATCTACCTCTTGAACGTAATGCTGCAACTGTTATATTGTGATAATCTTCATTTAATGATGCATTATAAACAAATCTTGTAACATCAAAATATGAATCAGCCCACACGAATAAATAAGAATATACAGCATTAACAGTATCCATAGTCGAACCTGTTAGATGGTAGTAAACATTATACCAATCTTGATTATTATTTAATGTTATTGGTGCTGTTAATGTGGTACCTGTTAAACCAGATAATGAACTTTCAGGAACTAAACCTATGGTGAAATAATCACCAACGTTATCAACTGTTAATCCACTATAATTTTGGACAATATAATCAGTAACCGATGTAACACCATCGGTCGATGTTTTACCTGATAAACCACCATAGAATGATGCTTCATCAATATATTGTGATGATGGGATTAAGTTAGTTGTTGTTGATGAAGGTGTTGTTGTTGTATCAACATTAACCCCCCCAATTGTTTTAATACCAAATGTTTTATTTGGTTTATAACCTGTTAAACCAAGTACTCTTGTTACAAACAATTGATTTGATTCTTGAAGATATGATTTTGCAAAATATGGTAATTCATATTTAGGATTACCTCCACCATCTTTTTCTGGTGATGTTCCGCCAAAATATGTTTTAAATTCGTCGAAGTTTGATATTAAAATGGGTTCAAAAGCCGGACCTTTCAAGGTTTCGCCAACTAAACCCAATGTTGTTACCCCTACACTTTGTGCGACGAAGGTTATATCTTTCTCACTTGTATATACTCCCGGAGAAACGAATATTCTATTTGAATTTGCCATTGATAAATGTTTTTTTTATTATATTATTAGTTATTTAATAAATATCATTCTTTTTATCAAAGAATAACGAAATAAGCTATTAATATAAATATTTAACACCAATACGTGAACCAACATATGGTGCACCTAATAATCTAATTTGATTTCTACTTTCAATATCATAACCCTCATGACGTTCTTCTTGTAGTCCATTAATATCTACTGAGACAATACTATTCATTGAGTTTGTCAAGGTAAAAATTAAAGAAGAGCCATCATATTCAAAATATTCTGTCGAGACTAATAAAACTTTACCATACGTATCTAATAATACATTATTTTTACCTTTGTAATATGAAATAGTTACTGTACTTCCAACAGGTGGGGGCGAAACAAAGGTTATTTTGGAAGTATATGAAATATGGTAAAAATCAACATCACGTTCTTGTAATAGGCCATTAATTGACACATTAAATAAAATACCAATACTTTCACCAACACTATACATTGTTTGTGTACCATTGGCCTTAAAACTCATTATAGTTATATCAACATTTTTATTAAGGTATTTTTTTCTTGGGATACCTTCTTTAACGAACTCAGTTAAAAGGAAAAATCTATTTAATGCTGGTTTTACTATAAATTCATTACTATCGATTATAAATCCTAACATTGTGAATTTATATGTTTGAACATAAAATCTTCTTGTATCAACGGAATTAATAGTTGAATCATCATTAATTGAATCCAATATTATTGGTATAAAATGACCTTTAACTTGTGTATATGATTGTCTAGATGTAAATTTTTGTAAAACACGTTGGTTAAATTTATTTAAATCTGTAATTTTATTACAAACTATAACAACATCAAATGAAATATCCATTGCTATTGGCGATGGTATTTTATAAACATCGGCACCAAACTGCGTACCATTCCAAGTTGGAACTGAAGTGTAATAAAATGATGCTCTTTCAGGTATTGTTCGTTGAGTAATTGGGTTTGTACCGGGTTGAACATCTGGTTTACGAATAACTGCGATATAGGGTAGTTTTATATTGTTATCGTTATCTACATATTCCCATGTGTTTTCAAGTTCGGCCCAACGTTGTATTGTAAGAATTTTAGGTATAATAGGTATGGTATAACCATCAGAAGTTATTTGAAAATTTTCTTTTATATAATTTAACATACCCAAATCCAAATCATCATGTAAAATTGAGTCAGGTAAATATGTATCTGATTTGGTGATTTCTTCTAACAAGGCTTTTCTTCTTGCCGTAACATCTTCACCAAGTAAAAATTCCTTTTCACCATATACATTTATATCTGTTTTTCTTTTAGGTATTGACATATTAAATTAAATTAAACCCCATTAAATTCACCTTCTTGTATTGGTGAACAAATTATTGTTCTATAAAATGAACGATAACCCAACATTGAATGCTTATTATCTGATGATATTTTACCATCATCAATTACATTATAATATCTTATTCTATCCTCGGATTCAAGATATCCAATATAATCACCATAAGTGATATCAATCTTTAATTCACTTAAATGATGAATATAAACAGATAATACCATATTACCGGGCTCATTATATCTTACCAAACCATCTTGATATGTTTTATTTGAAGGTTCATTAATTTCAACTAATGCATTAAATTCAATGGGTGATAGGTAATTAATTTGATTAGAACCAACTTCACCATATATTGAATTATTTGATGTACGGTTTCTATCAACCCTAAATAAAACTAATTTAAAATTCAAATCACCATGAAGATATTCTTGGCCCATTTTAATATTCAAATCATAATCTTCAGTTGAAAAGAATTTTGATAATCTGGTTATTGGTAATTTATTGCTCATATTATTTATAAATAGTTTGTAAATTGATTAATATTAATTATATTTAAATATGGAAAAATCAATACCTGAAATAGAAGCTAGGAATATTATATTAGATTATGAGGGAAGTAATAATGTTTTATTAGAATGGAAATTAAAATTTTTACGAGTTAAAAACTTTAATTTAACACGTCCACAAGCCGAATATGTATTAAAATATCATCAAGTTGTTCCGAAAGTAGCTAGAAAATATATTACATTAGTAAACTCATATGCTGAGAAATTAATGGAAGAGAAGCAATTATTTACCTTACCAACTAAAATATGGTGTGAGAAGATATTATGCGAATCAGATAAGGCATATAACATATGGGGAAAAATTTTAGATACTCATCAATTATCTTCATTTTGGTTACCTAAAACATCTATAATTCCTGATGAAAAACGACTTAAAAGAGTTGTAGATTATAGCCCGTATAATGTTCGGCCACCAATGAATCATCAAAAAGTAGCAATTGAAAGATTGTTAGCAAATGACCGTTTTATTTTAGCCGATGGTATGGGTGTGGGTAAAACAACATCAGCCGTTATTGCATCAATTGAAAGCCAAGCAAAGAAAATTTTAATCGTATGTCCAGCATCATTAAAAATCAATTGGTTAAGGGAAATAAAAAATTATACGGATAGAGGTGTTATGGTTGTTGAGGGTAGAAAATGGAAAAATGAAAATGATTTTTATATTATCAATTATGACATAATTAAAAATTTCCATACTTTAGAAAAAACCGAATTAAGTGAAGACTATAATATTTTAATTAAAACTAATTTTGATTTAGCAATTATAGATGAAGCACATTTT